ATTCATATTAGTAAACTCTTATTTCTATTGCTGTATTAACAAGCATGTTATTTGATATTGAAAAATTATCGTATGTGTATAATCTAATGGAATCATCATCATACCTTTTAATGTCTAATGTCGCAAAATCACCACCTCCTGCATTATTATCTGCTGACCCTCCTATTACCCAAGTCTTATTAGCTAAGAATGCACCCGTTAATAATATCTCATATGTGCCTACTCCAATATAGTTAAAGGTAATATCTCCTATGGTATTCTCAAATACAGTTGCTGTAGGTGCGGATACACCTGTCTGACTAATCAAAGCTATGTATCTCTTATACCCTACAACAGGAGCTCCATTGATACTCTCAGTCACAGTCAAGTTAGACACTACCATTCCATCCTTCTCAAGTATCTGGCCATCACCTATCACTACTCCCTTAACACCCGGACTCACAGCATTTCCCTTACCAAAGATTAGAACATCTGAGCCGGGCACAACTACATTGTTAACTTGAGCACTCTTCTTGAATACCTCCGCATTACCAACTGCCACAATAGTATCTCCAATAGGCTTGCCGCCTGCAGTCTTATAAGGTGCTAAGTCAATCTCAGTATCAATACTTATCAACTCTACCTTTGTGAGGCTGTTGTTGTTAGCATTGTAATCTTGAATCTTGTTTATATTCCACCATGAATTGTCAATGTAAATCTTATCATTGAGCTTTAAAGATTGTATATCAACCTCATTCAAGTCAAAGTAACCTATCAACATTTTACCTACATTGATTTGATTAACAGTCCTTCTCCAATATAAGTTATAAAGGTTGTTAGCCGTCAGAGTTGCTACCTCATAAAAGTAGTAATCATTCGTGCCAAAGTTAATATCAAATGTAGGATACAAAGGATTGTTGAAATGGCCAATCATAGGATAGTCAGTCAAGCCTATCTCTCCTGTTGTGCCAAAGTCTATGATGTCAAAAGGTTGGCATGTACCTAATCCTCCATCATATAAGATACGGATGTTAGTGTTAGGTGCAGCTCCATTGATTGCAGGAACATAAGCTCCAAACAATGTCTGATACACAGGGGTGGGTGAGAATAGTAGCTCCTTAGTATCAACATCCTTAACATATTCATTGTCAAAGGTGTATTCTATCTGACCATAAATCTCTCCTGTAGCTTGTGTGTAAAGTACATTAGACTGATCCTCATCAGGTGCATAGGTGAGCTTAAGTTTTTTCTTAGTTACATCTGGAAGGAACATTAAGTCCTGAGCCTTATCCTTAGCTAACTTCTGACTCCAATCCTTCTCAGCTCCTGAGTCGTAATACTCATCTCGATGTCTTAGGATAAGGTTGTATGGATTGTCAATATCTTGCTCAACATATAAGTTGTACATCTGAAATATTGACTTAACAAAATCAGATTGCTTAATCTCAACAGGCACATATGAGTTCATGATTAGAGTACCTCCTGTAGTCTGCACATTATTGCTTGGCAGTATCACCATGTTGATAGATACTAAGTCAAGCACAACATTAACATCAACAGGAGTGAAACCGCCACCTGCTGCAATCCAAATATTAGCTCCATTACTGTTAGCACTACCATAGGTCTGAGTTACCTCAACTCCTATAGATAATATCTGTATGTCATTAGGGTCTATTGCTAAGTTGAAAGGGTCATTTGTTAATGCAGGAATGCTAAGAGATTCAGCAAAGGTCAACACAGTAGTGTTGCCTGTTGGTAATGGTGATGCTGCAGGATAGTAAGCTACTCCACTTGTTGTGCCATAAACTTTCAAGTTGCCAAGCCCTGCCACATATACCTGAGCAAATACCCTATATTTATTTTTAACTATGTATCCACCTACGATATACTCAAGGACAGCATTACCTCCACTATTATTGTCAAGGATGATACTGCCTCCAATCTGTAGCTCATATGTATAGTTCTCACCTGCAAGAGCATTAGTGCTAAATGGTGAACTGTACTCCCCTGTTAAAGGGTCATATAAATTCTGAGTGTCAATCACCTCTGTCCATCCTGAGTCAATATCCTCTTGAAATGTATAGTTCACTCCTGTGCCCTGTACATAACTTGTTGTCCAAGTGTTTGTTGCCTCAACTCTATAGTCATTGTAATCAAAGTTATTAACATCCCCATTGTAAGGTATTAACAATTTATCAAAGTGAGCATCTGTTAATCCTGCCCATGTGTAAGTGAATCCAGCCACAGCGAATATCCTATCAAAATAAGTCTTCGCATAGATAGCAGGTTTGAACTCATTAGCTTGATAGACATTAGTACCTGTGCAATATGGCATTACATATTTATACCCATCTGTTACAGTGTTGCTGAATGTAGCTGCTATGTCAGTTGCTGAGAATGTATGATCTAAGTCTGAGAAATCTAAGTCATCAAGATTAGCATTAGTGATAGCACTAAAAAACTCAGCTCTGCTATCCTTAATCAATACAGTATAGTTAACCTCCTCCTCATAAGCATTAGTGTACTGAGACTTATTAACACTTACCAACTGCAATAATGCGTCATCTAAGATAGGCACTCCATTCTGTATCACTTGACATCGAGTCAACGTGTTGATGTTAAATGTTCCTGCCTGAATATTTACATCATAGTAGTTGCCAAGCAACTCATGATTGTTCTTAGTTCCCTCAAGCACAATGGTTTTGGAGAAAGTTCCTTTGCGAGATGTTAAATCTCTAATATCACCAATGTTAAATGTTATCGGAAAATTAGTCTTCTCAGATACATCTAAGACTCCTGTCTCAAGTATTATCTTAACCATTGATTATGTCGTTATTAGATAACCTTACTTGTATTGACTGCTTTATTAGGTTGTTGTTGCGTTGCTTATATACCTCAAAGTTTGTGTTAAGTACATTACAGCTCACATACTCAGTTGACTCAGGGACATGTATGATACATCCACTCTCATCATAAAGATTATCCAAGTCCTCAGTAATACGATAGACTACGTTTTTAACATAGGTTTGTGGAGAAGTTAACAACTGCTGAAAGTATGTACCCTCTGCCTCACTCATCCAGTTAGTGTTGAGGTCGTATGTCTTAACTACTTGAGTGTTGAAATTAACTTGACCTTGTTCATAAGTTTTGTACTTCCACTGAGATGAGGTGACATATCCTGGCACATCCTTATTGTATGTATCCCTCTTGATAGTGCCCTTCTCATAGCTCTTAAGTTGGAAGGCAAAGCTACCCCATGAGCCCATCCTATCTAAGAATAAGATATGACTCTCAGAGATTAATGTCCTTGTATCTATGTTCACCTTGTAACTCACTGACTTAGGGTCAATGAATCCTGGAGAGCCATCTCGATAAGTTACTGTGTACCACTTAGTATCTTGTTTTACAAGTGGAGCAGTGCCACTCACTAAGGTAAGTGAGCCATAGTTATTAGGACCAACTGCCACACCTTTAATATAGTCAAGTCCACTCACTGACTTGTAGAACACATCCCCGTCATCATTAATAAAGTACACCCTCTTGTTAGATCCTATGCCCACATCCTTGAAGTTGAGCCATAAGTCCTGACCAAGTGTACATGTAAAGTTCAAAGGTTGATCAGTGAGCCACAGTCCAGATGTGTTATCAAGTGTGTAGTCAGTCTGATCGTAGAATGGCATGTCTATCCAAGGAATAGCTCCATTAAATACATACTTATCTAAGGTGCTAATTTCATTGAGGTTAATATCCTTCCTGTTGTCAGCATACTTGATACTTCCATTGATAGTGGCATCTGTTACCTCTGACCATAACGCATTGATAGTGAAGTTGGTTGTACCTGTGATTGAAGTCACTGTGTGCAATCCTTCAACTCCTGGGTTGGCTACACCTCCATCTGCCTGTGTTATGTTTATCTGATCACCAACTTGAAAGGCATGAGTTGCTGTGATACGAACGTTGCCACTGTTATTTACTAATGAGGATGTGTAAGATAATGTGTAGATATACTCCTCACCTATCTTAACATCAAAATTGTAATATGAGTTAGCCGCATCATAAAAGGTTGTGATTGTAGGATTGAAGTCATAGCTTACCATGTTGCTCAATAGCTTGCTCAAGTCCTGCTCCCCATATCCTGTGCCATAGGTAGGCAGTGCCTTGTAGTATCCTATCCTATTGGCTGTGCCTGACTCAAATATCTCAAAGATATATCGGAAGCCATCATTGTTGACATTAGTTGAGTTAACTATGAACTTGCACTCATTGTAAGCAGGAGTGAAATCTTGAGGTTCTGCTATGATTGTCATTGCCATACCTATATTGTATTTCAGTTGGCATCCTGTTAGAAGGATATATATGAATCATCTGTAAAGTATTCCTCCTTGATATGAGTGGCAGCATATCGGATGGCATCCATTGCGTCATCCCATAACTTGACAGGCTCATCTGTAATGGTATCACCTATCTTTTTCCACTTGTAATTCTCATATTCCTTCTTAAGTTGAGGATGGTCCTCACAGAATATACCAAAGGACTTGATGTTGTTAATGCCTTGCTTGACTACCTTATTAGCATTTTCAATATAGTAACCTGCTCTGTCTATCTCAGCAATAATCTCAGGCCTTGAATAGTCAGCAAGGATGTTGATACTCTTATCAATGCCTAACTGATCCATCCTTGCTATGAGATCAGTGGTAGTTAAGTAGCTCTCATAGATTACAGGCTCAATGTATAGATCCTTATCCCTCCAATATACCCTAACCAATGCAGTGGGGTGATTGTATCCAAAGTCAAGGCCATAGACAAATGAGGTGAACTTAGCAGGGCGGTGCTTGACAAATGTCCAATTGGAGTAGATGTTACTCTTGGAGATAGCCTTCTCCCCTAATGCATAAATCTGATACTGTGCCTCATCAGTTCTCTTCAAGTCCTCAATCTGTTTCTTAATAGACTCAGACAGGAATGGGTTGTCCTTGTAGGTTGACTTGATTAGTATTGACTCATCAGATGGAAGTTCATACAGCCATGAGTTAGACTCAGATGGGTTGTAGTCAAAGATTAGCTTACCCTCTGTTCTCATGTTCAACTGAGTGAAGTCATCATAGTATAACTCATTAGCCTCATTGCACCATGCCAAGTCTCTCTTCCTACCTCTTATCTTTTGCTCATCATCCACTGAAAAGAACTCAACTATAGATCCATTGTCAAATGAATAGATATGCTCACTCTTATTATGCTTGTTAACATCGTATATCTCAAGGCTCTTCATGATCTCAAGGAAGTCTCTCATCACTGTGGCTCTCAATGCCGGGAATGTTTTACGTATGATACTCACTACCTTGTTTCTGTTCTGTAGGCAGTAGACTATGACCAACTGACATAGTGAGTAGGTCTTAGAACTCCTTGAGCCGCCCTCATTGATTATAAACCTTTGCTCTGAGTTGAGAGCATTGAAGTTCTTTTCAAATATGACTGTGCTATTAATCTCCATTTTTTAGGCAATAGTTAAGCTATAACACTATATTTAGTATTATGACAATTAACCTATCTTACTATATATATATTAAGTAGGCTTTATAATATTAACCTTAACCTCATTGATAGCTTGACCTTGAGTGGTCGTATCTACCCTTTCAGTTAGGTTGTTTAATCTCTGAGTGATGGAAGGGTTGTACTGCCCTGCCATGCCGCCTGTAATCTGATCCTCTCTGATAACTCTCTTTATACGCGAACAGATGGCAACATATTCAGAATATCTCCCATCTCTATTCTCAAAATACTGATCTATACATCCTATCTTATCATAGCAATAATTATAGAACCCTTCAAAAATAAGTGGTCTTTCCAATGGGATAGCAGTAGCCTCCCCTGTTTTAGTAGAAAGTGAGTATTGATATCTTGGATTAGCTTTGCACCAATCTCTGTAAGATTCAAATAGCTCCCACATTTTCTCAGGTGTTTCTATGTATTTATGCTTGCCCATCTTGAGCAGGTTTTTTCTTGCGTTTCTTTTTAGGTGCTACCTCTACTGACTCAGCAGGAATAGGTGGCTCAACTGCCTCATATTTGATAACTGTAGGCACTTCCTCGAATAGGTAAGATAGTCCAATAGATTGGTAGTACTTCACCTTGCTCATATCAATCTTTGCCACTACGATAGAACGTTGTCCTAAGATGCGATCATATACTCTGACAGTTTTGTCAATGTATTCTGTTTTAATTTTAAAATTGCTCATATTCTTTAACTATTATAAATACTAAATATAGTGCTAAGGTAATGCTTGAGAACTTAAATAGCAAATATGTGTTTTCATTCCACAGTGCCATTACTACTCCAAAGGCCATTATGTAAGTCATTAAGCCTAAAAAATTAGCATTCCTCATACCTATATTGTATTTGATTAATATTTTCTTTAATTTCTTTAATCAGGAAGTAGGCAGATGTACTGTTGATATTAAAATACTTAGCGAGTGCAGTCTGAGTTGAGTGCCCTTTGTCATAATATGCCTCAAATACTATCTTTTTTATCCTGTCTTTTTGTTCTGTTCTATATATTTCAACAAGAGCCTTTTTAAAGTTGTACCTATCTTCTATTTCAATCTTGTGCTCAAGGTCTGTAGGGTCATCAATGACATCCATTGTGTACTCTTGAGACCTGTACAAATCTTGTTTCTTAGTCTTAGAGCCTTGAGTCCAGATAAGATCACACTTAATAGTGTTTAATAGATAGCTCTTAGCCTTATCCTCTGTCATATCTTGAGTATTGAGTCCTGCACAGTGTAAGTAAGCATTGTTAATAACTGCATCTGCATCTATTGAGGTTGGTATATTGAGCACATCTAAGAAATGGCGTGTGTACTTGAGCACCTCAAGGTAGTTGTGAGAGAGATATCTATCCAAGTGCTCCTTCATACCATTGAGTGAAGTCTTTGAGCCATACCTTCCTGCGTACTGATGCACAGAAACACTCCTTATCTCTTTGTCCTGTAACTCTATTTTTAACGTGTTGTAGTTGTATAAGGCTTCTCTTAGTGAGCACCTTCTCCTCAGGTTGATTGAGGATGGTGTCTATGAGTTGTATATCAGTTTGTTCAAGCATACAGCTGTGAGTGATGTGGCACAAGCCACAGTGAATGATTGTGAGTAGGCCCAAGTCCCCCAGAAGCTGAGACACTTCCAGCAGCCAAGTGAAGTATGTAGCCAATCTGGGAGGTTGAGCTTGTTATCTATATAGTTCTGTAATGGTTCAAAGTGAGTGAACCACCAGGAGATTACTAATGGAGTTAAATATCCTATCATGGTGCTAAGATAATAAAAGTTATTAACATGACAAAGGGGAGCTGTTATACTCCCCTTATATGACCCTGTGACATAGTGCCGATCTAAGTGACAGGGGGTTGGCTTACCAGAGCCTTAGTTGTTAATCTTATCAAGTATTGATTGAGGGGTGTGGTACTGCCCTTCAATGTATATCATTATTCTTACTAAGTAGTTCATTTCATCAAGTATTTAAACACCTTATCATAAAACTTACCTGTTACCTCATTGCCATGCATGAATCGATACATTTGAAACTTATCCACTCCAACGTCCTCTGCAAGGTGAACAACTTTATATCTCCTTGATAGCTTATCAAACAACTCTGCTCTAATTGAGTCAGTGAGTGTTTCACCATCTTTGATGTACACAGTCTTAGAACGGGAGGTCATCGTCTAATTCTATTGGTTGTGTACTTGGCTGTGATGGCTTAGATCCTGTGACCTCAATTTTCCATGCATCAAGAGTATTATAATACCTCCCATTGAACTCCCTGCCTCTAACATTGTATGACACTTCCACTTGTTGACCTACACCCAATGACTCTAATACAGCCATCTTATCGTTGACTGTTTGGAATAGTATATCCTGTGGATACTTTGCATCCGGTGTTGTTACCACGAACTCTCTCACTGAGAACTTATCACTGATTACCTTGATTGGGTTAATGAGCTTGATAGCTCCTTTGATTGTTGATTCTGACATTTATTTATTATTTAATTCATTTACATATTGAGCATAATATTCAGAGCATGCTATTAATCTCTCTTTTATTTGTTCTTCAATGGCTAAGTCTCTCTCATATCTTAACACAGTCACCCTATGGTGTGCAGGTATGTGTTTGACCTTATGTATTGACCTATTATCCCAATCATTGAGCAGAGTATCATCTGTATCATACATGGTGTACACTAACTCAAATGATGGCCTATCATACAGCCACATGTATGCTCTACCTTGCCACTCATAATCTGAGTTCTCACCTTCGGATGGTGTTGCCGGGAAGGTCTCTAATGACCAGGAGCTCTTGATGTCAATGATCACCTCATCAAGTAAGATATCACAACACCCTGACACTAGCTCATTAGTTACTCTGATTGTGTTCTTACTGTACTTTTTAGTGAAACGAACCTCATTGAGTAAGTCAATACCATCCTGCTCCCAATCAGTACCTTTGATCATTGGCTTAGTCTTAATATCTGAGCTGTATCCAAAGAAGTCCTGCTTAGCAATTTTTCTAATCTCAGACTTAGCAGTCTCAGACAATAGCTCAGACTTACTCCTGGAGTTAGTCATGAGCTTACCTAATTGTGATGGACGCCATTTCATAGTTGTGCCTCCTGTTCTTTGGTTAGATAGAACTTAGCTTTGAGCTCCTCAACTGTGTACTCATTAGCTTTAATCTTAGCAAGAGCATTATT